TATCCGAGGACGCCATATTTAACAGCGTCGGTTTGGATTAATGCGACGAGAGCGTCGCGTTCATCCGGTGTGAAGTTATTTAGTGTAAAACACCAACGAAGAGATTGAGGCGGAGCCATTTTGATTTTATGAGAGGTGAGAACGAAGTGTGGAGGGTAATACTGCACCTCCACACTCACCCGCGTCTCCCGTTATAAAAACCATGTCGAGATATGTTACTCCCGTAAAGAACATAATCAAACGAGCATTTACGGACTATAACGACGCTGCGGGTCACACGGACTACTTCGGTGCACCTGATCCTTATTACTTTGTAACGCCTGAACCGTTACGGGAGTATTCAAACAGTCCCGTAAGATCGCCGGCGCGTCGTTCAAATATTCAAATGAGACCCACGAAGCGCATGCGAATGACGGTGCGCCGTCGCAAGCGCATTCGAATTCGAAGAGTCGTGCGGACTAAGAGGAAGCGCGTCAAGCGCATGTTCGGCAAGTCCGCAAGAACGGAAATAGGTAAACCGTTGGGATTTAAAATCAACGTCAAGTCATGTGTAACGTCAAACGTTTTGAATTTTGATGTTGGAAACCAAACGTTATACTCGTTGGATTTGGATGTGATTCCGTTTGGAAGTTCAAAAAATCAAAGAGATTTGGATCGTGTTACGATAAGAGGAATTCGTACCGAATTCGCCATTTGTAATACAATGGCGACGGTTGCGGCGCCTACACCCAACAATTTCATGTGCTTAAATATGGCATGGGTAGGGCTTAAACAAGACACGGCGGCGAACCTAGAACTTGATTTCTTCAAGGGGTACGCAAACGAAAGAGCATCGGCGTTTTCGCCGATAAATACTCTTTCTATGATGCGAAGAGAATTGAACACTGATAAGTTTGCAATTCTTAAACGAAAAAGATACTATATGTATCCACAACAAACAGGTAATTCAACACAGTTTGTGTGCAGGAAGGTTTGGGTTCCAGTTAAGAGACAAATCATGTTTGAGGCGGAGAGTGATACGCAACCAAAAGAAGGTCGAATGGTCCTTCTTTTTTGGGTCACGGGAGTTTTTGATCCCGCGAACACAACAAGAGCTCTAACAGCAGAAGCAACAATTACAAATATTGCTTTTTTTACTGATGGAGAATAAGTTAATAGTTCGTTTCCCCTGCGAGCATCGGTCGGGTGTCGGGGGGTGTTGGGCCGGTCCCCTTCGGGGGGCTCGGGGCCTTAAACCAGGGCGCCGGGGGCGCGGGCCCCTCGCTGACCGGCCTATCAGTATAGGGTTATTGTTCATACCCTATTATTTAAATTTTCTGGTTGGTTAAGGTCTCCAAGTAAGGTTTCTTTGAATCGATCCCGGGAAAGTTTATTATAGTCCGGGAGCTCATTACACATAACAACAACATGTGCTTGTTGTTCCATTTGTTTAGTTGCGCTTTCATACTTAGGAGAAAAAATTATTCCATCTTTTACTGACTCCAAGAAACTGTACTGCAAGTACTCCATGCATCCTCGAGGGATGTTAAGGAATATAACTCTACAAGAGGTGCGCAAAGAGTGAGCCAGGTCGTCTCTTTTTCCAACGGACATCATCTGGCACGTGCCAGGATGTTTAAACATATAGTACTTAATAAACCAAGTCTTGCCGGAATTACCTTCGGGATCGATTACGAATCGAATGGATCGGTCGTCTGGCTCTCCATCGAGCTCGCGCTCGAGTTCTCGTTGCCAATCTCGAAGTTGTCCAATTTCTCGTGCAGGCGGTTGATAGAGTTCATCAATAGCGTGAACAACGGACGAGCGATATCGTCCGACAAGGGAGGGGAACTGTTCCCAAAGTTCGCCAAGGGTTGGCCGCGTCGCGGCCTGTTTGATGTAGTCACGAAGCTCTGCCCAGTCGTTACGTTTACCCTGTTCGGGACCGGGGAGGTCCCCGTGTTCCACGTAGTCGCCATCCTTCTTGCAATAGGTTGCGGCCTGTTCGCTCGTTCCTCGTGCCACCTCGAGGTGGCAGCGTTGACCAAGGAGTTGTTTAGCACTCGTGAGTCGTTTTCTCGTTCCGAAGATGACGAATCCCTGGATGTGCGGGGTTCCGGATTCTCCGGTTTCATATCCGAGGACGCCATATTTAACAGCGTCGGTTTGGATTAATGCGACGAGAGCGTCGCGTTCATCCGGTGTGAAGTTATTTAGTGTAAAACACCAACGAAGAGATTGAGGCGGAGCCATTT